TTTGAACCTTCCAATCAGGTATTTGGTCTTTCACCGTAAACGATGGTATATCCCAAATTAATCTATTGTTAGGTTGTGCCGCGTAGTTGCCATCATTTAATGCAAGTACGTGAGCGCACTTGTGTTCGTGCGGGATCTCAGAATGATCAGTGTCTAATATATTAGGCTCTGGATGTGCAAAGTCAACAGTAAATAAGTAACGACCCCAGTGCCATTTTTTATCTTTACCGATGTATTTTCCTGATTGTGCTTCTAAAATATCCCAACTAGTAATAGCAGGATAATAACTAAAACAGTTCCAGAGCTGAAGCTCATCAAGTCGTCTCCTTGGGACGTCAGTAACTTTGAATCCACGTTGAATAAACGCCGTAATAGGGAGTCTGTAAAAGACTGCACCGTTTTCCATGATAGCATGAAATAGTAAAGCACGCCCAGTAATACAGGTAACGCCGAAGATAATGCAGTCCTCAACTTCTCCATGATGTTTTTTAAGGTCATATAAATACTCTCTCCTAATTTGTGCGTATTCTACAGGTATGTTTCCATTTAAGTAAGCCATAAATCCTCATTTTATTGTACCCCAATTTGGTCCAGATTCAAAGTCAACTTTATTCTTAACCTCAAGAGGTATGGTTTGTTCCATCATATTTTTGATAAGCTCTGGTTCGTGGTCCTTGATTGAAAAACAAAGCTCATCGTGTATTTGTATGTGAGGTATTATACCTTTTTCATATAAGTCAACCATAGCTTTCTTTGTCATATCTGCAGCTGACCCCTGTATCAATCTATTTAAGGCTTTGTAAGTAAAAGCAGGGGTATAGTATCTATCAAAATAATCCATGTAATTTGACTCTATTTTATTCTCTTTATACTTATCCAGCATCTCTGCTTTAAATGCTTCCATTGCTTGCTCTTTTGTATACAATGGCACTTCGTTAAATCTATTTATCTCAGGGTTCCATTCTTTGTTGGTAGTCTCCCATTTATCAAATCTGCAAAATCTATCGTACAATGTAAACAATAATCTATTATCTTTAGCAAAAGTTATTAGTTCTTGTGATAGTTGACGTACAAAAGGCACACGACCATGATATTCATTAAATAGTTCTTTTGCTTGTCGTTGATCTAAACCTAACTCTTTTTGTAGCTTGATCTTACCCATACCATAGAATAGACCTAAGTTGATTATTTTTGCCTGTTTCCTGGAGATATTAGCCATGTCAGCAACAATTTGATGAAAATCTGCATCATCCCTATCAAATTCTTCTTGAAGGTTCTCTGTGCCTGGTAGGCCCAGTTTTATAGCATAATGCACCACAATACGTGGCTCCTGTTGTGAATAGTCAAAACTACCCCATTTACAGCCTTCTTCTGGTATAAATAACTCTCTCATCTTTTGACCTATAAAACCTTTTGCAGGTATCTGTTGTAGATTAGGATTTGACATACTAAATCTACCTGTAACTGTGCCCCCTGAATCTGATCTAATCTGATTTATATCTGCATGTATTCTACCTTCGTGCACATATTCTAATAATCCATCTATAAAAGTATTTGCTGCTTTGTCATACTCTCTTGCTTTTGCAATCATTCGTAAACATTTGTTACTGTGTGTTTTAAGATAATCTTTTGGTAGTTGAGGCATTTTAGATTTAGGCGTGACCTTGTAATCTTTTATGCACAAATGATCTAATAATTTTTTAATTGAGGCTGCAGCCCATATGTCAACTTTAATTGTTGTGATGTTCTCTATAGCTTTTATGATTTGATTTCTACGTTTTTTGAGATGTCTTCCAAACTCGATCGCTTTTGCGACATCTATTTTAACACCTTTGAATTTCATTTCAACTAAACATAAAAATAATTTTGTTTCTAATTCAAATATTTGTCTACAAGTTTTTTGCTCTCCATCCTCTTTGGTGTATAATACTTCGTCAATTTTTTTATTAAAAATATTCCATAATTTATAAGTTAAGTTTACATCTTGTTTTGCATATTCTTTTACAATTGATGCAGGGAGTTTATGCATATTAGTCATTGGGTCTTTGACTGTACCACCAGACCATTCTAAAGTTTTCTGTTGTAAATCGTATTTGTATTTTTCTTCGTTAAGATAATCTTTTGATAACGAATCGAGTGAATATCTAAATCTATTTTCATCAATAACAGATGCTGCTATCATAGTGTCAACTATTCTACCTTTGATCATCATACCTGTTACCGCTCTGATCCAACAAACGTCGTACATCGCGTTATGAAATACTTTTGTGATGTTTTTGTTTTGAAATATTTTATTGTTTAGAACCTGCCATATCTTATCTATTCTTTTATAGTCTATATCAGTGTCTGAGTGACGTAGAGGAAAGTATGCAAGATCATTCTTTGTTGCAACTGCAATACCACATATAAAACCATCGTTACGTATGGCACCAGATCCTTTTGTTTTAAGATTAGGGTCGTATGTTTCGATATCTATTGCAACCGTATCAACACCTTCAAGATTTAAATCTTCTGGTGTGTTACACATTATAATCTCTCTCTATAATCATTTCTATAAAATGTATCGCTTTCAATAAATCTTCCTTACCATTCTTGTCCTGGTGACGTATGATATACTTTATAGCACAACCTTCAGGATATAACAACTTATTCTCAACTACAAACTTGCTCGGCTGTATGACATACTTTTGATAGTGATTTCCGCCGTGCTGCTTGTCCCAAACATTTTTCTTTTTTACTTTAGCCATATTCTTTCTCTCCCTCCTCTAGAACTACATACATAGGTTGGCATTGAACTTTCTTTTTGTCCTAACGTATATTTACCTTGTGATGCAATTGTCCAACAATCTATTTTACCTCTACTATAAGCCACATATTTTAAACGCAGCTGAGTAAAATAATCTTCTGGTCTGGTGCAAGTTAAATCAACAATCACATTATCAAACGTCAGACCTTTTACAGTATGTATGTTTGCATATTTTACTCTAACCTCTCCATCATCATAACCTTTGTTTAGAATCTTTCTAATGTAGATTAATCTATCAGGATCTGTCTTCTTTCTTATCAATGCAAAGTCTCTTTCCTCACTTGCATTTTGTTTTAAATACTTGTGATATATCATGTAGTCTATCGTATATTCTCTATCTACCCACTCTTCGAAAGTTTCTTCACCTTTACCGTGCACAATTACTTTGCTACCCATATATTGCCAAAAATCTTTTATCTGTTTTAGTGGCATGGGTGTACCTTTACAGAAGTCTGGCCATAATTTGTGGCATCTTAATTCTTTTTTTGATACGTGGGCCGTGTTTCCCACGTGCGCAAACTCTATACCATGTTGTTTAAAAAATTTTTTGACCCATAAATCTGACGGCGTGCCGCGATAAGTAAATAAAAAGGTCTCGTCAGTATGTTTTATTTTCTCTAACAAAGTAGTCATAGCACTACATCTTTTATCTAAACTCGGTAGATAATAATGATTGCCAATTACTTCTGTTGACCTCCAGGTTCTCGCATATCCATAGTGATCCCAAATAGGTTTAATAATTTTTTTACAAAGAGTATTTATTGTCTTACCGCATCTATATCCTTGATCTAATTGTTCTGCATCTCTTGATAGTCTGTGATAATAATCTGCATCTGACCCTGCAAATTCAAATATGGTCTGATCAGCATCTCCAACAAAATAATATTCTTTTGCTTTTGTTGCCATCTTATCCAAAGCTTTTCTCTGTGGCACGTTGCTATCCTGTGCCTCATCAACTATTAATGCATCTATGTCCGGCTCAACAGCCTTGTCAATAAATTCCTGTATCATATCCGCATAATCACACACATGATTGTCGTGTTTATATTGTGCGTATAGGATCTCCATCTGTTCGACAGAGTTTAGGCTGTATGGTTTGTACACATTTTTATCACATTTTTTCCAATGTTCTTTTAAAGTGTTTCCTTTACCATGTGCATCAGCTAGGTATCTATAAAATTTATGTTTGTCTGCATTAAACTCCGACTCCGTCACTCTCTGTAATTTAAAAAGAGAATCCATCATCGATAGATTTTTGTGATCCGCATAACTAAATACATCTTTACGACCAACCAATCTGCTTTTACAGTACGAGTGTATTGTACAGATATTATATTTCATCGCTTTCTTTGTGACACCCTGCATCTCTGGTAGTTTAAGTATCTCATCTCTTATCTCATCGGCTGCAACATTTGTATGTGATAGTATTATTATCCTGCTGTAAGAATATTTTTTTAATAACTCTGTATATTTCTGTGTGATAAACATAGAGGTCTTACCTGTACCTGGTGGTCCTGATATAAATTTAGGCTGTTTCATTTGTTATCTCCTGGTATTCACCCTCTACAATTAAATCTTCTTTCTCTATCTTTTGATTTATCATTTGCCATGACACACATGATTTACCATTAAATTTTCCGTGTTTCTTTTTTGCTTTTAATATACTCTGACACTTTATGACA